TTAACATAACACATATAATACGCACTGAGCGATAGCTGCTTTAAGGTCACCAATCCATAAAGCAAACATTCCGCAAATCATTGAAATGCTTGATAAACCAAGGCCGTTAAACTTTTTTGCGATGCTTTCCCACATGCCACGAATCGCCGGATTTTCATTGCGGTCAGCGTGACAACCTAGCAATGCAAGCTCTGGGTCGATTCCTGCACCTTTCGCCAGAAAAACTGCTTCTTCATCAGTGACATACCTGACACCTTTTCTGATTTTGCTAAGTTTCTGCGGCGAAAGATGTAAGTCATGTGCAATTTGCTTATCTTGAACGTAGTTTTGAGCGTTTTTATACGCATTTAATAGTTCATTTGCATACATTTCGAATCCTCCGTTTGCCATAGAATAGCCTTTTAATCCCCATTTTGCGCTATTTACAATCCCCATTTATGGCAACTACAATCCCCACAAATCGGTATTTGACCACCTTGGTACGGGCGTTTGCCCTTGACGCTTTCGTCTGGCCTTGGTGGTCACTCTCAACAAGTCAAGGTGTTGTTATGTCCAATCTAATCGTCTGTTCTCCTATATCACACGCATTACGTGACACCGTCACTAAGTCTATTTTAGAGGCTTAACCCATGAACGAAGCTCAAATCATCTATTACGACTTGCTACCAGATTACACGGTTTCCGTGTTGGTCAAAGGCTATGAAGAATGGGATTTGCTCAAGTCTATGTCTCATCTTGAGTTCTGGGCTTCGTCTGAATTTGTCTCTTACGAGTTGGTGTCCATCACCAATACCACTTACCAAGAACGCGTTGATTTAGGGGTCTTCGATGACTACTGCAACTAACATCCTTAAGAAATTCGATGAGCAGTCCGTTCATATTGACTACCTATGTTTTACATTTGCAGTCAAGGATTTACGCCACTGTCACAAGGCGATTCAACGCTTGCACAAGCATGAGGAATACAAAGGCTTAGCGCCTAAATCACTGTTACAACGTCACAGTAGAGCGCCTAAGTTCCCTGCTCCACCTGAGTTTAATCCGACCTTAGCGAGGACGGCTGAAGACATTGAAGCGTATAACAACGCCTTTGATGTTTGCTACCGTACCTACTTAGAAGATTGTCTGCGCATCTTCACTAATCAGGTGCTTGGCCTGTCGCTTTCTGCGCCTCGTGGCCTTGGTTTCCAGTTCTATACCGAGTCTATGAAACTGACCTCGCCAGATGGTGAAGACTTCTGTGGCTTCGTTGGTCTGGGTGGTAACAATGACACCGTGCATTTCCAAATCAATGGCACTGGTTGTAAGCATGTGTTTGCCCGTCGTGCGCCTTGGTCGCTGCATGATTGGCTGACTAACGTTCTTGGTGTTCAATCACTCGCGCGTGTCGATCTCGCTTACGATGATTACGACGGTATCTTTGATTGTGAATACGCTCGTAAAGCTTGGAATGATGATGCGTTCCGAACGGCTGACCGTGGCCGTGGTCCAGTACTGCATGAAGATATGACCATTGCCAGCATGACCAATGGCAAACCGAACTACACCAAAGAGCAATACTCAGTCGGCTCTCGTACTTCTCGCGTCTACTGGCGTATCTATAACAAGGCGCTTGAGCAAAAGCTCGCAAACACTGGCCTTGTTTGGTATCGCTCAGAAGTCGAACTCAAAAAATGGAACATCGATGTTCTGTTAGATCCTGCTGGCGCATTCGCTGCTATCAATGATTTCTCTGCATCGATTTCTACCGCTAAAAAATTCAATACCAAACCTGTCCCGACTAAACGCGCGGCGTTAGACCTGTTGGCCTCGGCTTACTGGATGCGCCGCCAGTACGGGAAAATCCTGAACTCTTTAATCGAATTCCATGAGGGCGACATTGAAACCGTAGTCGGCTCACTCGTCCGTGATGGAACCAAATTCACCTTCCCCGATACCTACGGCAAGTTGGTGACTCACATATTGGAGACCTAACAAATGGCTAAATCTGTTTTTGTTCTTGGCATGGACATCACTTGGAACTCAGCGCGTGGCGACAGTGCTCAACTCAACATTTCACGCCCGCTACGCAGCATTAACTCGGAAAAATTTAAGCGTCGCACCATCGGTGAATCTGGTGATGTAAACCCGCAATGGGACCAACCGTTGATGATTGAACACAGTTATGCCCTGCTCCTTGAGCGTACTGGTGCTCTGGTTCCTCGTCGTGAGTACCAGTTGCAACTTGAAATCAATCCAGAGGACCCATTAGCGGGTGCCATCGTGACAGAGCTCATTCCTGTCGACCCAGAAATTAAGAAGCACTTCGAAGCTTCAATGAAAGCGGTTCAAGGTTAAAAAGAATATGTCTGTATGCGTCACCGTTGGCAGTAAGCGCGGCACTATAAAAGCAACTCAATCTCATATCGATAATTGCGATGGTTATGTGCTTATTTCAGCGGCGGAGTATCAGGAATATAAGGAACCTGTCCTATTCAATAGTGACTTGTTCCTGTATGTCAGTGGCGTGCTCTTGATTAACATGCTTGTTGGTCATTGGGTAGGTCGTGTTGTTCGCCTTATGAATAAAAGGTAATTCAAATGAAAAAACTAGAACTTGTTGTAAAAAACACAAAACACGCAATCGTAAACAAAAAAACAGCGGTCGGTACTGCTCTTATGCTTGGCTCAACCTCTCCGGCCTTTGCTGCTGCACCGGACATCACAGGCGCTATCACTGCCGCAGTGAGTGGTGGTCAAAGTAATGTGTCACTTGTGGTCGCGGGTCTTATTGGTATGGCTGCACTTGGCTTTGGTGTGACCATGGTTGTTGGCTTCTTACGTCGTTAACGGTAAGTCTTAATGCCTCCTCTATCTGGTAATCTACTTGGTGATGTTCTTGCTATTGGACTTGGTATTTCCTTTGCGGGGGCATTTCTCCACGGCTTTGTGAGTGGCATCAATACTCACTAATCATTAGATAAGGGGGCTTCGGCTCCCTTTTTTATTGGTTGAATAACATGATTCATTATCTGCGTTTTATTACGCTATTCATTATTCTTCTCATCAGCAATGATGCCTATTCCCTAGAAGCTCGTGTGGCTGATATTTCATGGCAAGGCTGCGCCTATAAGGGTCAATGGGTTGATCCTTACAAGATGAACGAGTGTTTTATTGAGCAGGGGTATTACACGCACTGTAGCTTCAGGAAGTCGCGTGGCGCAAAACCTATGTATCCATATAGAACGAGTTGTCACTATGGTTCATCTGGCACCAGCGTGCTCAGTTATTCTGAGATTCGTTGCCCCACAAACAGCCTGTTCGACCCTAAAACGCTTCAGTGCAGCTACGAATGTGATTATGGCTACAATGGTGACGGCACCTGCATGAACGTTTGCCAGTTCAAAAAGTCGATAAACGAAAAAAGGATGCTTGAGTGGTCCGAATACATTTACAGTGACCAAGTGACAGGCGCTTGCTATGGGGACTATGGTGCCACTCGATGCGAATTATCTCGACTTTCGGTCCATATGGTTATTTGTACCGATAACGCTTCAGGTGAGCTTACGCAAAACTCCCTTTGTAATGCTCAATTTGAGTATACGGGTAAACAGTGCGGCGGTGGCACTGATTTCTGGGGCGCTCAAGGGCCGGATGTTCCTATCATTCCGCCACCGACGGATAAACCAATAGATAAGCCCGACACCCCAATCGGTGACATTGAAGATCCAAGCGTCCTACCCGATGATTCAAGCAACACGCCTATGCCTAACGAGGTTGACCCAGAGGCCGAGGTTGAAAAACCTGAAATGGATGATTCGACAGACTCGGCAGTGGTTAGCGCCGTTACCAATCTCAATAAGGACATTAACTCGGCACTTCATGACCTGAACGTTGATATCAATGAGTCTCAAGCCTCGATAGCCGCTGAGATAATCAACGTGAAAGGCTCCATCGTTGACAACACGCAAGCGGTTCAAGAGCAGCAAATCAATGACAACAAGATTTACAACAACACTAAAACGCTTATCCAACAAGCCGCAGACGATATCACTAAAGCGATAAACAACAGCAACGGCAACGGCGAAAACCAAGGCATAGCCGAAGAGCTAGAAGGGTTCGGTGACAGTCTTGATGGTATCGAACGTTTGCTTAGTCGGTCCGGTTTTATCTCGCCGGGCGGTGATGATGTGAATCATCTCATCTTCGCTTCTTCTGACTTCATCAGAGTCAATGAAGGCATCGCAGATAAGAAGCGCACGATTGAAGGCTACGTTAACGACATCAAAGGCCTTGTGTCTATCGGGACCAATTTTAGTAACGGCTCGCTAACCGATAGGTCATTCACCATCAAAGGGTCCAAAGTGGAATCTGGCCTTCAACGTTTTGATGACGTCACGCCTTACGTTCGCCCTGTCATTCTCTTTATCTGTTCCCTTATCGCTCTATTCATCTTGTTTGGCCATAGGAGTAAATAACATGGAATTCATCTATTCAGCACTTGATTTTATTGCCAATGCTGCGGAAACCTTGATCTACTTTATCCAATCCATACCGGAATGGATCAAAAATTGTTTTGAATTCGGGGTCATCTGGTGCATGTCTTTATGGCTTGATTTTAAAATTGCATCGATACAAATGGCGCTCAGCATCGCGCAAGCTTTGTTATCTGATTATGGGGTTTACACACTGATTGAATCTAATTTCAACGCCCTTCCGTCTGATGTCCGTTACATCCTCACGAAATACAGCCTCACGACAGGACTGCGCATTATCTTTGATGCGTTTGCTACGTCCTTAGTCATGCGTTTCTTGAACTGGTGATCTTATGGCTACTTCATTTCGATATGGCCACGGCGGCTCTTACAAATCAGCGTGTGCAGTTTGGTTCGACTTATTGCCCGCCCTTCGTGAAGGCCGAGTGTGCATTACTAACATTCACGGCATGCAGCCGTTAAAAGTGATCGAGAAACGATTAGGGGAAAAGTTTCCTGATAGTGCTCGCCTCATTCGCATTAGTTCGCGCAATCCAGAAGGCTTCGAGCTTTGGAAATACTTCTTCTGTTGGGCTCCGATTGGTGCCTTTATCCTGATTGATGAGTGTCAGCAAATCTTCTCTGTCAATGCAGGGTTTAAGATGGCCAACATCCATAAGCGCCCTTTCAGTGACTTTGAATCCCATCTACCGGAGGGCTTCTCTGAGCTGTTTCATTCTCGTTGGCTGACCGTGGACACTTCATCACTTGATAACGGTGAAATAGACGATTGCCAGCGCACACGCTTTGATGAGCAAGGACGGATTATCTACCCTGAGAACTTCAACAATGCATTTATGGAGCACCGCCATTACAACTGGGACATCGTATTATTAACGCCCGACTTCGCCCAAGTTCCCAAAGAGTTGAAAGGTGTTGCCGAGTTGGCCAAACAGCACAAAGGCAAAGACGGGGTCTTTTTCTCCAATCGTAAGCCTCGAATCCTTGAGCATGACCCAACGCGAACCGTCACCAAACCAAGCAAAGACGATGTGGTTTATAACCTTAAGGTGCCGCTTGATGTTCACTTGCTCTACGCCTCCACCGTTACGGGCCAAATCACCAAGGCTGGCCTTGGGAAAAACGTCTTCCTTAATCCTAAATTCTTAGCAGCTATGGCACTGGTCGTGCTTTCATTGGGGTACATCATCTATGCACTTATTAATATGGTTTCTGGTTCTGAGGCGTCAACTGAGGCAGGAACGCAGCCTAATCAAACTACGCAGCAAAATTCGGTATCGTCTTCACACAGTCAAGCGCGCTATAACCAAGGCTCTGCGTCTCATTCTGGCGTGGGTTCTGGTGGTTTTGATTGTTCGGGCACTGATTGCGGGTCTAGGGCTTATCATGACATAGGCACGGTTCCCGAATGGTTTCCTCTGGCCAACTCCGAAACCATCTATGTATCTGCTGTGGAACGCTGGCATAGACAACACTCAATTCGCTTGAGAGTCCATTTTGAGGTTGTAACACCGAGAGGCGTTACCTACCTCAATGACTCGTTTCTAAAGAAACTTGGTATTCAAATGAACTATCTAGACGATTGCCTAGTGCAGCTGTCTAGCGGGGACTCTAATTTCTACGTGACCTGCTCCCCTTATGAGCAATACGCGCAGGTGCAAGAGCAAGATATCGAACTCAAACCTATGGGTGGCCTATTTGGCGACGATGAGGGCTAACGAATGAATACGCAATCAAAACACGAACCGGTACCAGGATTAACTATTCAATTCTGCAATCAAAACTCAACCAGGAAAGACACCGGCAAAAGGTAAAATGATGGCAATTACAATCAGAGATACTCAAGAACATGAAACAATGCTCTCACAACTCAAAGAGCAAACAAGCACGGCAACAATGAGCAAAGCCTTGCTCAAAGGTGGTTATGATGCACTGAGATACAAAAAACTGTATCTAGCAGAGTGTGAGAAAAACGAGAAGCTTCAAGACGAGCTATACAACCATTCTGAAGCAATAAGCGACTACGTTAATGCACTAGATGGATTGAGAAACCTAAAGCGATCGTGATGGGCATCGCCCCGACCGAAGGGAGTCACCGAGATATAAGGAGTTGCGAAGCGACGACGAAGCACCGAGCCACCCATCATAGGTTATCCGTGGCACTTGCCTAGACTGGCGAGTGTCACTAACTGCCCAAGCCCAAATTGGAAATAAACACCCCTCTTCCTGCCAGAATAAGCCTCGCAGAGCATCACCACACCAAAGGCACGTAAACCAACTGGAACGCACCAGAACGTTCAACAACAAAGCTTTGCGAGAGCCGAGCAAGGCTTTCCTATGTCTATTGTTTTCAACAGCCGACGAGAGCGCGGAGCAAGTGAGGACGAACTAGGACGATTGCGCGACGCGCGGCGGGAGGCCAAACCCCCGTATCTGTATTACGGGGGTAAATTCCACCATACCTCAAAGCTTCCGTTAACTGTGATTAGAATTCAAATGTGCAACTTCTTTTTCCTATTGAGACCATTAAGCATCTCTATTGACTGGTATTGAATGAAACGACACAATGCTGCTTGTATAGATTAGGACGAGAACTACCCAACAAGCATTATGCCGAACTTAAAGTATGAATTATTTTAATAGTGGCTCTATTTAGATAGTTGAGTTATAGTTGAATAGTGTTTTTTTTGCAGTTGCGACTAAGCGGCTATTGCGAGGTTATATGTTTTTGAGAAGTGCTCAAACACTGAAAAATGCTACTGAGGTTGTTCAGTCTTTTTTCGTACCTGCAATACAGGATACAATTGAAGTTCGTAAACTCTCAGCTAGACAATCACGACCACATTTCATAGTTGTTTTTGCAGCTAGTGTAAAAAAAGAAGACTGGCAGCAGATTCAAGTGGTTACAGAAGTCAGTTACGTGCGCAATCGTCTAAGATATGCTACGAAACCATCAAAACAATTTCCAGAACTGGAATGTGTTGAATCCCAGTTAGAAGAAAAAATAAACAGTGTAATAAGAAGCAGCATGTTATTGGCTGCTAAATAACTAGATAAAGGTCGTTGGATGGCTCCGGCAGTAATTGTGGATTACAGCAAGGATTTATGTAATCCCCCCCTAGGTGTAAATCACAAATCCCCCCTGCTTACTAAAACGTTTTTCAATCCAGTCGATGGTGATATTTATGAAATCAGAGAATATCAGATTGTTGGAAGTAGCAATTCTGGTTGTATTGAAGTTTTAGTCTATGAATACTCTGAAAATGACGCATATACTTTAGAGTATGCTGAACAACAGTATAAAGAACATGGAGATAAGCTGTTAGCGGCCCAAGAGGCTCTTCACTTGGATATTCCACCTGTAAAAGTAACTGTAGTTGCACGCTATGTTTATAGCGACGCTAGTATCTGCTTTCAAAATCCAAGTGAAACATTACCGGGTAAACAAATTCGAGGCGCTTACGTACACCGTGAATACACTAGATCCAAGTTGACAAAAGAAGTTTATTTGACAATTTTGGACCAGTATGGAGTTCTAGTTAGTGATAACGTTCAAAGTGTTGACGGGCATGGCTTGTGGGCTTACGGTGTTTGTAACTGGGGAGAGGTATCAGTTTATGATAGCAATACACAGCTTATTCTCTCTCGTCTTCTTCCCACTGGTAGCACTCCAGATAAAAGCATAATCCCTTGGTCTTTAACAAGAGAACTTCAATCAGAGGATGTTGGTAAATTACGAGATGGCTTTTGGTCATCTGGAGTTTCCTTACGGCACCTAATTTTAGTTTTGCGAAAGCACTAAAAATCGCGTATCGAGACATTTGGCATTATGAGTAATTCCTAATCTTTATCCACTACATCAGGTAATGAAAAGCCGAGTCCCGATCATTGAAAGGCTCGGCCTTCTCCAATCGTCGAGTTCAATTGACTCCGAAAACACAAAAGCCCTATCTCATGTGCTAGATCAAAATGTGCATCAATTCGACGTTTAAAATAATTTATTTTATTAAAACAACAAATATTCTATATTGAAGTCCAATACTGAAAGGTACCATAATGCCTATATAAACTTTTATGTAGAGCATTATGCTTTAGGGAGGTATATTGATAACTTTTTTATTTGGGGCTGGTGCTAGTTATGGTTCGGGTAAAACGATACCTTACAATCCTCCATTAGGTAACGACTTATACGACAACCTAGCCTCTCAAAAAGGTAAATTTGGAAAATTAAGCGCGAAATCTCGAAAAGTATTTCAACTACAAGGTTTTGAGGCAGGTATGGCAACCTTGGCCAACGACAACCGATTAATTAATCCATTACAAAAAGAAATCGCATGTTACTTGTCGAAATTTAAGATAACTCCTGAAAATGCTTATGTTCGGTTATTTAATAAAATTCAAAAATTAATGCCTGATATAAATATAGTTACGCTTAATTACGATACTTTGATAGAGCAGGCTATAGCAACAGTCGGTTATGCTGTAGATTACAACGGTACCGGAAAAGGAATTACAATTCTTAAACCTCATGGTTCGTCTAATTTTTTGCCGAGAATGCCAGAAGGTTTTAATATGAATGGTAATGTAATGGTTGGTTGTGGAACGTTTGTAGATGGCCTTCCAACAGATGCAGTGAGTACTAACCAAGAAGTAATTCAATGGTGTAATGATCCTCGTAATAGTGATTTGAGCCCTGCTCTAGCGATGTATGAAAAAGGGAAGCGCGTAGTCGTTAACTCGAGCCTCATAAACAATATTCAAAAGCAGTTCGGTAATGTTGCGATTGACTCTAAGCTTATTGTTCTTGTAGGCATTAAGTACATCGAGCATGATACTCATATTTGGAAAGTATTAGAGGAAAGTAGCGCAACCTTACTTGTCGTAGATCCCTATCCTCAAGATACTATTAATTGGCTATCAGCAATTAATCGAAGGGATGCTGAAGTAATTAGCTTAGGTTTTGAAAGTGCGGTATGGGAAATCACAAAGCGTATAAAGAGATATGCATGTAATGTTAAATAACAAGGCTCCTTTCGGAGCCTTTTTTACATTATTTTTTTTAACACTCTAGCGAACTTTAAGAGCTTTTTCATTGCCCCTCTGTCTTGTTCTGTGCCGATTTCTATCAATGCGATGCCCGTCAATATTTCTTGTGGAGTAACGAGCTGACCTGTTGGTAATTCCAACTTTGTTTTGTGCATTCTGAACTGTTCCCAATCTTCGCCTGGTGACAACTCACGACCAGAAACTAACCTCATCAACCTTTTGCACTCGGGCGGAATCGGATTTCCTTTATCCCAATCTTTGACTGTCCTCACACTTTTGAAACAAATGTTTGCAGTTTCTTCGATTGTTAACCCGCATTCTAATTCACGAAAAACGTAATTCCGGCTCATTTTTCGAAAGTTTCTCATACAACCCTTTATATTCTAAAGGGTTAATATGTAACTGATATGATACTCGATTTACCATAAGCGGATATAATACGCACTGCGATAGTGGGTCTAATGGGCTCGTGATCATCACTGCTAAACCTGTGCAAGCCATTGAAATACCAGTTAATCCAAGCCCGTTATACTTTTTTGCGATACCTTCCCATACTGCTTTAATCTGTGGGTTTTCGTTGCGGTCAGCGTGACAACCTAGCAAAGCTATCTCTGGGTCCAAACCTGATTGTTCAGCTAGAAATATTGCTTGTGTATCAGTCATATAGCGCTTCCCTTTGCGAAAATCACTGATTCGTTGCGGCGGTACATTCATATCCGCAGCAATCTGCTTGTCTTGTACGTAACTTTGAGCCTTTTTGTAGGCATCTAATAGCTGATTTTGGTACATGCTATTTCCTCCGTTTCCGTCAGTTTAGCCTAACAATCACCATTTTTGGTGACTTGCGCTAACCAAAATTGGTGATTAGCCTAATAACCAAATCTGGTTATTCAGTGGTATTTGACCACCTTGGTTTGGGCGTTTGCCCTTGACGCTTTCGTCTGGCCTTGGTGGTCACTCTCAACTGTCAAGGAGTTGCTGTGAAAAAACTGTCTATTCAAAACGCGATCATTCTCAATACGAAAACGACTGGGTTCGGCTCTAGTGCTGAAATAGTCGAGTTCACTGCTATCTGTGCCGATTCCGGTAAAGTTATCGTTAACAAACTGGTTAAACCGACCTGTTCTATCCCTGCTCAAGCTACGGCCATTCATGGTATCACTGACGAAGATGTTCAAGGTGCTTTCGACTTTCACTTGGTGTTTTCGAATCACTTTCTTCCTTTACTCAACGGCCGTCCTATCATCATCTACAACACAGATTTTGAAACGCGCATGATTATCCAGTCGTTAGAAAAACACTGTAATTCTGCTTACCTTCAATCTGTTCAAGAACTGCTTTCTATATTCTGTGTTCCGCAATGCGCAATGCTTTGGTATGCCGAGTTTCACGGTCTTTGGGACCATGAACATGATGATTTTAAGTGGCAATCTCTGTCCAACGCTTGTGCTCAAGAACTTGTTGATGTCTCCGATTTAACCGCTCACCGTGCTTTGTCTGACTGTGAAATGACTCGTCGATTGATTAACGCTGTTAACTCAAAAATTGATGATCAAACCAATCAATTAAGTGACGGTGTCACCAAGTCTAGTTCAGAGGCTTAACCCATGAACGAAGCTCAAATCATCTATTACGACTTGCTCCCAGATTACACGGTTTCCGTGTTGGTCAAAGGCTATGAAGAATGGGATTTGCTCAAGTCTATGTCTCATCTTGAGTTCTGGGCTTCGTCTGAATTTGTCTCTTACGAGTTGGTGTCTATCACCAATACCACTTACCAAGAACGCGTTGATTTAGGGGTCTTCGATGACTACTGCAACTAACATCCTTAAGAAATTCGATGAGCAGTCCGTTCATATTGACTACCTATGTTTTACATTCGCAGTCAAGGACTTACGCCACTGTCACAAGGCGATTCAACGCTTACACAAGCATGAGGAATACAAAGGCTTAGCGCCAAAATCACTGTTACAACGTCACAGCAGAGCACCTAAGTTCCCTGCTCCACCTGAGTTCAATCCGACCATCGCAAAGACGGCCGAAGAGATTGAATCGTACAATGACGCCTTTGATATTTGCTACCGTACCTACTTAGAAGACTGTCTGCGCATCTTCACGAATCAGGTGCTTGGCCTGTCGCTTTCTGCGCCTCGTGGTCTTGGTTTCCAGTTCTATACCGAGTCTATGAAGCTGACCTCACCAGATGGTGAAGACTTCTGTGGTTTCGTTGGTCTGGGCGGAAATAACGACACCGTGCATTTTCAAATCAATGGCACTGGTTGTAAGCATGTGTTTGCTCGTCGCGCGCCTTGGTCGCTGCATGATTGGCTGACTAACGTTCTTGGTGTTCAATCACTCGCGCGTGTCGATCTCGCTTACGATGATTACGATGGTATCTTTGATTGTGAATACGCTCGTAAAGCTTGGAATGATGATGCGTTCCGAACGGCTGACCGTGGCCGTGGTCCGGTACTGCATGAAGATATGACCATTGCCAGTATGACCAATGGCAAACCTAACTACACCAAAGAGCAATACTCTGTCGGCTCTCGTACTTCTCGCGTCTACTGGCGTATCTACAACAAGGCGCTTGAGCAAAAGCTCGCAAACACTGGCCTTGTTTGGTATCGCTCAGAAGTCGAACTCAAAAAATGGAACATCGATGTTTTGTTAGATCCTGCTGGCGCGTTTGCTGCTATCAATGATTTCTCAGCATCGATTTCAACTGCTAAAAAATTCAATACCAAACCAGTCCCGACTAAACGCGCGGCGTTAGACCTGTTGGCCTCGGCCCACTGGATGCGCCGCCAATACGGGAAAATCCTGAACTCTTTAATCGAATTCCATGAGGGCGACATTGAAACCGTTGTCGGCTCACTCGTCCGTGATGGAACCAAATTCACCTTCCCCGATACCTACGGCAAGTTGGTGACTCACATATTGGAGACCTAACAAATGGCTAAATCTGTTTTTGTTCTTGGCATGGACATCACTTGGAACTCAGCGCGTGGCGACAGTGCTCAACTCAATATCTCACGCCCGCTACGCAGCATTAACTCGGAAAAATTTAAGCGTCGCACCATCGGTGAATCTGGTGATGTGAACCCGCAATGGGACCAACCGTTGATGATTGAACACAGTTATGCCCTGCTCCTTGAGCGTACTGGTGCTCTGGTTCCTCGTCGTGAGTACCAGTTGCAACTTGAAATCAATCCAGAGGACCCATTAGCGGGTGCCATCGTGACAGAACTCATTCCTGTCGACCCAGAAATTAAGAAGCACTTCGAAGCTTCAATGAAAGCGGTTCAAGGTTAAAAAGAATATGTCTGTATGCGTCACCGTTGGCAGTAAGCGCGGCACTATAAAAGCAACTCAATCTCATATCGATAATTGCGATGGTTATGTGCTTATTTCAGCGGTGGAGTATCAGGAATATAAGGAACCTGTCCCATTTAATAGTGACTTGTTCCTTTACGTCAGTGGCGTGCTCTTGATTAACATGCTTGTTGGTCATTGGGTAGGTCGTGTTGTTCGCCTTATGAATAAAAGGTAATTCAAAATGAAAAAACTAGAACTTGTTGTAAAAAACACAAAACACGCAATCGTAAATAAAAAAACAGCGGTCGGTACTGCTCTTTTGCTTGGCTCAACCTCTCCGGCCTTTGCTAATGACGTCAATGGCGCTCTCACGACGGCGGTAAGTGGCGGTCAAACTAATGTAGCACTTGTGGTCGCGGGTCTGATTGGTATGGCTGCACTTGGCTTTGGTGTAAACATGATTGTTGGCTTCTTACGCCGCTAACGGTAAGTCTTAATGCCTCCTATCTCTGGTAATCTACTTGGTGATGTTCTTGCTATCGTACTTGGTATTTCCTTTGCGGGGGCATTTCTCCACGGCTTTGTGAGTGGCATCAATACTCACTAATCATTAGATAAGGGGGCTTCGGCTCCCTTTTTTATTGGTTGAATAACATGATTCATTATCTGCGTTTTATTACGCTATTCATTATTCTTCTCATCAGTAATGATGCCTATTCCCTAGAAGCTCGTGTTGCTGATATTTCATGGCAAGGCTGCGCCTATAAGGGTCAATGGGTTGATCCTTACAAGATGAACGAGTGTTTTATTGAACAGGGGTATTACACACACTGTAGCTTCAGGAAGTCGCGTGGCGCAAAACCTATGTATCCATATAGAACGAGTTGTCACTATGGTTCATCTGGCACCAGCGTGCTCAGTTATTCTGAGATTCGTTGCCCCACAAACAGCCTGTTCGACCCTAAAACGCTTCAGTGCAGCTACGAATGTGATTATGGCTACAATGATGACGGCACCTGCATGAACGTTTGCCAGTTCAAAAAGTCGATAAACGAAAAAAGGATGCTTGAGTGGCCCGAATACATTTACAGTGACCAAGTGACAGGCGCTTGTTATGGTGACTATGGTGCCACTCGATGCGAATTATCTCGCCTTTCGGTCCATATGGTTTTTTGTACTGGTCACGTGTCAGGTGAGCTTACGCAAAACTCCCTTTGTAACGCTCAATTTGAGTATACGGGTAAACAGTGCGGCGGTGGCACTGATTTTTGGGGCGCTCAAGGGCCGGATGTTCCTATCATTCCGCCACCGACGGATAAACCAATAGATAAGCCCGACACCCCAATCAGTGACATTGAAGATCCAAGCGTCCTGCCCGATGATTCAACCAACACGCCGATGCCTAACGAGGTTGACCCAGAAGCCGAGGTTGAAAAACCCGTCACAGATGATTCGACAGACTCGGCAGTGGTTAGCGCCGTGACCAATCTCAATAAGGACATTAACTCGGCAATTCATGACCTGAACGTTGATATCAATGAGTCTCAAGCTTCCATAGCCGCTGAGATAATCAACGTGAAAGGCTCCATCGTTGACAACACGCAAGCGGTTCAAGAGCAGCAAATCAATGACAACAAGATTTACAACAACACAAAAGCGCTTATCCAACAAGCCGCTGACGATATCACTAAAGCGATAAACAACAGCAACGGCAATGGCAACGGTGACACCCAAGGCTTAGCCGAAGAGTTAGAAGGGTTCGGTGACAGTCTTGATGGTATCGAACGTTTGCTTAGTCGGTCCGGTTTTATCTCGCCGGGCGGTGACGATGTGAATCATCTCATCTTCGCTTCTTCTGACTTCATCAGAGTCAATGAAGGCATCGCAGATAAGAAGCGCACGATTGAAGGATACGTTAACGACATCAAAGGGCTTGTGTCTATCGGGACCAATTTTAGTAACGGCTCGCTAACTGATAGGTCATTCACCATCAAAGGGTCCAAAGTTGAATCTGGCCTCCAACGTTTTGATGACGTCGCGCCTTACGTTCGCCCTGTCATTCTCTTTATCTGCTCCCTCATCGCTCTATTCATCTTGTTTGGCCATAGGAGTCAATAACATGGAATTCATCTTTTCAGCACTTGAGTTTATTGCTAATGCTGCACAAACCTTGATCGACTTTATCCAATCCATACCGGAATGGATAAAAAATTGTTTTGAGTTCGGGGTCATCTGGTGCATGTCTTTATGGCTTGATCTTAAAATTTCATCGATACAAATGGCGCTCAGCATCGCGCAAACATTGTTATCTGATTATGGTGTTTACACGCTGATTGAATCTAATTTCAACGCCCTTCCGTCTGATGTCCGTTACATCCTCACGAAATACGGCATAACGACCGGACTGCGCATTATCTTTGATGCGTTTGCTACGTCCTTAGTCATGCGTTTCTTGAACTGGTGATCTTATGGCTACTTCATTTCGATATGGCCACGGCGGCTCTTACAAATCAGCGTGTGCAGTTTGGTTCGACTTATTGCCCGCCCTTCGTGAAGGCCGAGTGTGCATTACTAATATTCACGGCATGCAGCCGTTAAAAGTGATCGAGAAACGATTAGGGGAAAAATTTCCTGATAGTGCTCGTCTCATTCGCATTAGTTCGCGCAATCCTGAAGGCTTCGAGCTTTGGAAATACTTCTTCTGTTGGGCTCCGATTGGTGCCTTTATCCTGATTGATGAGTGTCAGCAAATCTTCTCTGTCAATGCAGGGTTTAAGATGGCCAACATCCATAAGCGCCCTTTCAGTGACTTTGAATCCCATCTACCGGAGGGCTTCTCTGAGCTGTTTCATTCTCGTTGGCTGACCGTGGACACTTCATCACTTGATAACGGTGAAATAGACGATTGCCAGCGCACACGCTTTGATGAGCAAGGACGGATTATCTACCCTGAGAACTTCAACAATGCATTTATGGAGCACCGGCATTACAACTGGGACATCGTCTTATTAACGCCCGACTTCGCCCAAGTTCCCAAAGAGTTGAAAGGTGTTGCCGAGTTGGCCAAACAGCACAAAGGCAAAGACGGGGTCTTTTTCTCCAATCGTAAGCCTCGAATCCTTGAGCATGACCCAACGCGAACCGTCACCAAACCAAGCAAAGAGGATGTAGTTTATAACCTCAAGGTGCCGCTTGATGTTCACTTGCTCTACGCCTCCACCGTTACGGGCCAAATCACCAAGGCGGGCCTTGGGAAAAACGTTTTCCTTAATCCTAAATTCTTAGCAGCTATTGCACTGGTCGTGCTTTCATTGGGGTACATCATCTATGCACTTATTAATATGGTTTCTGGTTCTGAGGCGTCAACTGAGGCAGGAACGCAGCCTAATCAAACTACGCAGCAAAATTCGGTATCGTCTTCACACGGTCAAGCGCGCTATAACCAAGGCTCTGCGTCTCATTCTGGCGTGGGTTCTGGTGGTGTTGATTGTTCGGGCACTGATTGCGGGTCTAGGGCTTATCATGACATAGGCACGGTTCCCGAATGGTTTCCTCTGGCCAACTCCGAAACCATCTATGTGTCTGCGGTGGAACGCTGGCATAGACAACACTCAATTCGCTTGAGAGTCCATTTTGAGGTTGTAACACCGAGAGGCGTTACCTACCTCAATGACTCGTTTCTAAAGAAACTTGGTATTCAAATGAACTATCTAGACGATTGCCTAGTGCAGCTGTCTAGCGGGGACTCTAATTTCTACGTGACCTGCTCCCCTTATGAGCAATACGCGCAGGTGCAAGAGCAAGATATCGAACTCAAACCTATGGGTGGCCTATTTGGCGACGATGAGGGCTAACGAATGAATACGCAATCAAAACACGAACCGGTACCAGGATTAACTATCCAATTCTGCAATCAAAACTCAACCAGGAAAGACACCGGCAAAAGGTAAAATGATGGCAATTACAATCAGAGATACTCAAGAACATGAAACAATGCTCTCACTACTCAAAGAGCAAACAGGCACGGCAACAATGAGCAAAGCCTTGCTCAAAGGTGGTTATGATGCACTGAGATACAAAAAACTGTATCTAGCAGAGTGTGAGAAAAACGAGAAGCTTCAAGACGAGCTGTATAACCATTCTGAAGCAATAAGCGACTACGTTAACGCACTAGATGGATTGAGAAACCTAAAGCGATCGTGATGGGCATCGCCCCGACCGAAGGGAGTCACCGAGATATAAGGAGTTGCGAAGCGACGACGAGGCACCGAGCCACCCACCATAGGTTATCCGTGGCACTTGCCTAGACTGGCGAGTGTCACTAACTGCCCAAGCCCAAATTGGAAATAAACACCCCTCTTCCTGCCAGAATAAGCCTCGCAGAGCATCACCACACCAAAGGCACGTAAACCCACTGGAACGCACCAGAACGTTCAACAACAAAGCTTTGCGAGTGCCGAGCAAGGCTTTCCTATTCTATTGTTTTCAACAGCCGACGAGCGCGCGGAGCAAGTGAGGACGAACTAGGACGATTGCGCGACGCGCGGCGGGAGGCCAAACCCCCGTATCTGTATTACGGGGGTAAATTCGACAACTTAAAGCAGAGTCGGGACTAATTGTTGATTCGGTTTTTAATTGATCTACTGCAAAAACATGTGTCATATGTGTCATATGCCTATTTATGAAATTTCAATGTGCTGTAGAATGCTAGCTTACTGTTTCTAAGTAGGTTTATATATGTTATTTACACCAGAATTCATTCGTGAAGTTGAAGAAGACCCAATAATGGGTTTAAGTAACGCCTGTCAGCTTGTGCGTTCAAAATTAGATGAATATTTACACAATACAGAGTGGACGGATATTGAACATGAATTATTGTGGGAAGCAGCCTCATTTATGGCTTTGATCATTGATCACCATAACATTGCAATTGACATCGCTTTACCAGAACCAACCTCTGATATTGGACTTAACTGTGGGGCGCTTCAACAGTTCATTAAAACCGTTGAATCTGAGGTTGCTGGCCATGCGACCTTACTAAAAATTAACGCTTATACCACGCGATATGAATCAATGTTGAGCAGTTCTTTTGCTTATGAGTTTTCTCAAGGCGACTTAGAACGCGTTCAGTCTCTTTTAAATGAATTAAGAATCCAAATTTCAGCTCTTGAACAATTGGAAGAATCTCATAGGCAGAGGCTTCTAAAACGTTTAGAAAAACTCCAATCAGAGCTACATAAACGTGTATCTGACCTTGACAGATTCTGGGGGTTAGTAGGAGATGCAGGTGTAGTTATGGGCAAACTTGGCACAGATGCTAAACCAATCGTGGATCGAATTCGCGAAATTGCTCAGATATCTTGGAATACTCAATCAAGGGCTGAAGATCTTCCTAGCAACTCACCGAATCCTATGCTCGAAACAACCGATGATAGCTTATAAAGTTTAAATAAGGCTCCTTCCGGAGCCTTATTTAAATTAAACCATTTTCTTCAATACCCTTGCATACTTTAGGATCTGGTGAGCTACTTCCATATCATTTGATGCACCAAGTTCAAGCAACGCGACTCCAATCAATACTTGCTGTGCAGTTACCAGCTGGCCCGTTGGAAGTTCTAAGCGATCATGTCTCATCACGAAGTTTTCCCAATCATTGCAAATGCTCAGTTCCCTGCCCTTGTTCATTCGCATTAGTCTCCTGCACTCCGGCGGGATGGCTTTTCCCTTATCCCAAAGTTTGACCGTCTTCACAGTTTTTAAACAAAGTTCGGCAGCCTCTTCAACGGATAAACCACATTCAAATTCACGAAAAATATAGTTTTTGGTCATTTCGTGATACTTCAT